CGAGGCCCTTGTCCAGAACCAGCGTTCCGAACTTGCCGGTGTTCGATGCTTCGAACGTAAGGACGTGCTCGAACGACAGCAACGCCTCAATGGTGTTGACCGTATCGAGGCCCATCAACAGCGCCAGGATTCGCTCTAGCCCTTCATACCGCGCGCCGAAAACCAAGTTCCCCTCGCCCTCGCGGTTGCCTTGGAACGTAGCGCCGGTCAGACGATCGCCGACGTTCTCATCGAGAATCAATCCAGGCGCCATGCTCGGCATCGATTCCGACTCCAGCTTGACACCCGAGTCGGCGCCGACCGCGACGGCCTGGCCCCACGTTGCCGCCTTGATCCAGGCGGCCACCCATTCAGTTGATCCTGCCATCTCTAGCCCTCCTTAAGCGCGGCCGCCACAGCGCGCGCATCGTTTTATCTGATCACTTCCTCATAATAGGCGCCTTCGATTGTAACCGCGTGGCCCGGTACGCCGGACACCAGCATCGCCGGCTTTACCGGCGTGCCCTGCTTCGGCATCTCTCGAAGATAGCCCATATAACCATCGCCCATCCCGCTCGCCAGCTCGGTGAGCTCGGTAGCGCGGAGCATGAGCCCATCCAGGATCTCGACAACGGCCTGCTTCATTAACGCCGAGACCGACTCGTCTGATCGGTAGCCCCAGAACCCGGTCAGCCGCCAGTTCACCTTGTACTGCGACGATTGATTCGTGAGCGGCGCCGGCTCGATCCACTCCTCGAGGATCCAGAACCGCGTGGCCTTCCCGAAGCTGTCGACGCCATCGAACAGACCAGCCGTATCGATCGTTAGGACGCCGCCGGCTTCCGAGATTTGATTCTCAGATTCCCAGCGCTGCGGAGCCAGGAACACCGCGCCGATGTTCTCGTCGATCGACTCGATGAACGTTTTCAGGTTCGATGTAAAGACCGCCGAGTTGCTTCGAGCCATGAGATCCTCCTGGGCGGGTAGCAGCCGCCAATCGTCGAGCAGCCACTCCCCGCCGGCCGAGTAGGGGACGCCTGGAAAGATGGTCGAGACCAGCGGTGTTACGAACGCCCAAACTTCGACCTGCTCCGAAACCCAGTCGGCAGGCGGTGTTGATTTTAGCGCGACGCGAATGAAGTCCGCCGCCGGATCCACTGGGGTCCTTTCGATCAGGACCGGGGGCGAGCTCGAATCGGATCGCGACCAGCGCTCGATTGCCTCGTCCGTAACAATCGCCACATCCCAGCCGCCGAGATCGATACCGATCGAGGTCATCGTGAACACGAGCGGCGAGCCCGGGACCAGCTGCTTGACCCAGACCTCCGACCGGTACGGCACCTCGACCCACGACTTCGAAGCCGGCGCCTGGGTTACCGCGCGGAGATCCGATGCGCTAGAAGGACCGATGAGCTTCGTTGACCAGCTCCCCGATCGCGCGCCTTCGCTCGTTCGGAAGGCCAGCGCATCCGGAGCCCCGAACAGGGGGCCGATGCCCCAAGCGGAATCCCCCGATTCATGACCCGGATCAGTTAGCAGATTAGGCATAGTTCCCCCGAGCGAGACCGAGCAGAGCAGAACGATAACGAGCGCTTTTATTCGTATCACGGATCATCCCCCTTCAAATTTGTCAGCCCAGCGAGCTAGCACCGACTCGAGCTCGCGCTCCAGACGCGGCCCAGCGGCCAGTACGGCCCGTTCAAGTACTTGGAATGCCTGGATGCCCTTGCGGCCGATGGAGCGCGAGATGACGATCGCGGCGGCCGTAACAGCCGCGTCCCCTTTGCGGCCGGTCCAGGAGATATCGAGAACGCCGCGACCGACCTGCAGAGCGACCCAGCGCTCGATCGGCGCCAGCGGCGGCGGCTTCAACCCGGCGCCGCGGCCACCCTCAACCACCATCGCGTGCGGAGCAGGAGCGAACACCGCATCGAATAGCCGGACGCCAGATGCCGTCTTCTCGAATCGCGGGCCTTGGGTTTCGATCCCGCTGGCGAATTCGCCTGTGTATTTTGGAGCGATAATCTTCGCCCGGAGTTGGGCTTCTGCCGTTGCGACGGCCAGCGCGGTCATAGCATCGTCTTTGAGCTCGCCGCCGGCAGCGTGAGCTCGAGCACCGAGCCTCCTCAGTTGAGAGGCATCGACGCGAGTGCGAGCCATCCTAGTGTGAAACTCGATCAGTCGAACCGCGGCCGAGCTGCGATCGCGTATCCCAATCGACCGACGCGCCGGCACCAGCATCCACCTCGGTGGGCGCCAGGCGTTCGACCGCTCGAGCACGCAGCTCGTTGGCGCGACGCATCCAGCGAAACGGGACGGTGTCGTGGCTCATCTGATCGACGCCGAGCGTCATATTCTTTTTATCGGAAGCGGAGCGCGAGATCGTCTCCGCGAGATGCGCGGCAGCTAGCCAGAGCAGAGGATCCTGGTCGCGCAATTTGAAGGTCGACACGGTGGCCGAGTCTAGGCCGTTCATTTCATGCGGCAGGCGCCAGAGTACTCGCATCGTCTGGGACGCCGAGATGGCAAGCGATAGGTACAAAACGGATGCGCCGTTCGTATCGATACGCACGCTCCAATCCTCGGCCGCCAACTCGGTTACAAATTCGTTGTCGGTATCGGCATCGGTGACGACATGCACCGCGTTGATCTCGGCGCCTTCGACCCACGCCGGAGGCCCGGTGAGAATCGCGCTCAGTACGAAGCGGCGAGTGTTGTCGCCGACGCGCTGGAACGTAATCATCCGCGGTCGGTAGTCCGACAGTTCGACCAGGCTCGATCGAGCGGCGTCTTGGACTTGATCCGAAGTCGGTTTGATATCCGAGTCCTCGATCGTTCCGAGCCGCGTCAAAACTTGCGTTGAAAATTCGTTGAGCGTGGAGAACATAGCCACCTCTAAATGCATCCAGCGAGGACGCCTGCTCGGTGCTGGTTCCGCAGAACACCGAAGCAGACATCCTCGCCTTCCGCTTTTGGCGACGCGCCAGAAGGCGCGCGGGGTTTAAGGGATGCCGCCCTGCAGCCCGCGGTAATCGAGCACCACACCACCGTCGTGGACATGGCGCACCTTCATCGTCGTCACATCGTCATCGAAGAACGATCCGACTCGCTCGAGATCCTGGATGAAGATCGAAGGATCCTCCTGGCCGTTAAGGAACCCGACCTCCATGACTTCGGCTTCATCCGGATCCGCGGCGAGGTACCAGTTGTCATCCGCGCCGGCGACTTCATCGAACTCGTGGACTTCAACAACGTTGAAGCCGTAGCGAGTGCGAAAGACGTTTGGCTGACCGGGATTGTCGTCCGTAAGAGCGGTGTCCGCGCCGCCGGCGGTTCCGATCTCACCCGAACGCGACAAGCGAGCCTTGCCAGCGGCGCCGATCGTTTCGGCCGCTTCGTCGATACGCAGCGGACCGGTAAACAGGTTGCGCGGCGTAACTCGACCGGCCTCGGCATCGTCGAGATCCTTCTGGCGGGTCATCTTCAGACGAGCCGCCTTGAGGTTCACATCGTTGAAGGCCAGCGCGTTCAAGTTGCCGTGGCCGGCGGTAAACAGCGCGGTGCCATCGTAGATGTTCGAGTTGTTGAGGATCTTCCCCCAGACCAAAGTGTTCAGCGTGCGCTCCGCAGCGCGGCCGAGCTTCATCGGAATCTGGCGGAGCTTGCGGACGTCGTCGTTAACGACCGTCTCCCACGAGATCTTTGCAAGGCCGCCGTACTTGGCGACGGTTGCGGTGATGTCGTCTTCGGTCGGGATCGAGAGATCCGCGTAGCCGCTCGGATTGCTGTTCTCGTTAACGAGAGCGAGCTGCCCGAACTCACCGAACTGCACGATGCGACGCTCGCGGAAATCGGAGACCGGCTCCGGACGCGCGATCATTCGCCAAACGTGTGCAAGCGATTGGTACTCGCGGAGCATCCGCTTGTGCATCACGTTCGCGAGCAGTAGCGGGAACGACGCGGTCGTCATGGTCGCCTCGAGCAGCGCACCCATGCGAGCGCGCAGCTGGACGTAAAACTGGTTCTCGTCCCAGTTCACCGACTCCAGAGCCGGTGCCATTCCGCGGCCGGCTTGGCGACCGTAGAAGGCCGAGCCCTCGAGAAGGAAATCGTTCGAGCAGACTTGATACGCCTGCTTGAGGCTTTGGAACGGGCGCACCGTTTCGGTCTTGCCGCCGATCTCCACCTTGAAGTTGTTACGCTCCCCAGAGGTTCGACAGAGCATCGCCTCCATGGCCGCCTCGATGCGTTCGCCGCTGGTCCAGCCGTGCTCGATCGACACGCGATCGGCCGACTCAAGAATCGAGCTCTTCCGGGCCGGCACACCGCCGAGTGCTTTCTTCATCTCTTCGACAGCCTCCGTGCACGACTCCTTCGAGATCGCGCCATCGGACTCGAGCGCTGCGTTCAGTTGCTTGGAAACGATCGCGGCGACCTTCTCAGGTAGCTTCGACGACTCCACGATCGCGCCGATCAGATCGCGACCCTGCTGCAGCGCGACGTTTTGAGTCGCCTTCAGCGCGGCCGCGCTCGCATCTTCGGCCGCTTTGATTCGCGCTTCGAGCGCCGGGTCCGATGCCGGAGTCGGCGCCGGACCTGTGTCCGGCTTCGGCGCCGGCGCCTTCCGCGACTTCTGCTTCGGTTCGGGTACACGAGCCCCGACCTTGGCGATGGCTTCGAGCGTCGGCACGAGCGCAGCGCGATCGTCCTCGTCTTCGAAGTCGGCCTCGATATTTAAATCGAGCGCCTCGATGAGATCGGTTAGCACCTTACGGTGTGCACCTTCCTCGGATTCCACCAGCGCAGAAAGGGAATCAAGATCCTCGACCTTCGCCGATTTGATCAATCCCTCCAGCGCCACGCGGTTGCTCTCCGGCACGAGCCGGAGCAGCGCAGCAAGTAGCTTCTTCATGGGGCTCCTCCTTAACGCCTCCAGAACCGGAATGACCCGGCCGCCGGCGCTTGGAAATGAAACGACATCGAAACCCGCGACGCGGGTCACATTCTCAATTAGACGGCGCCCATCATCGAGCACCTTAGTCGCCAGACCATCAGCAGGAACATGAATCGAGAGCCCCAGAGTTTTGCGCATCTGGTTAGCTTTGCCGAGCACCGCGCGGAACAGACCGCCGCGTTCTTCGTTCATTTCGAGATCGGACTCGATCGAAGCGACGCCGGCGTTTACCACCAGCTGCGGGTTACGGATCACCGCGACCTCGCGCTCCTTCCAGCGCTCCGGGAGAAGCGCAGCCAGATCGGGGGGGAGTACTTGGGCCAGCTTGTGGCGCCAGGTTTCCCAGTGGTCGAGCATCGACCGGGAGCCATCGCGGCTCGTATCGTAGAGATGCACCGGAACGCCATCGAGGAGCGGGACCATCTTCTCCAGGGTCGCGCGTGACCAGTAGTTTCTGTTCTTCGAGGTACCTTCGGAGATCAATCGAGCGCGGATAGTTCCACCCTCAACAACGAACGATGACTCGACCAGAAGCTTCTTTCTCATGCGCGACCCCTTCAGAGCGTTAGTGCGTCTCGGGCGATTCGGCCGGAGCAGAGTTTTCATTCTCGCCGCCCAGCTTCCAATCCGGGCAGTACGGCAGATCGACCTGCGACCCCTCGTTCAGAACCACATGGACAAAAACTTCATGCGCGGACGCGTCGAGACTCGACATCGGCTCGCCGCTTTCATCCTTAGCGATCAACTTCGCCGCGGCGATGTGTTGACGGCCCAGCGGTACCGGACGGTGCTTGTGGATCATCTTGCGATCGGGACCACGCGTGGCTTGATGCTCTAGCGTTTCCATTCGCTCGAGATCGAGACCTGAGCCGCCGATCACTGCGATCGGTTTGAGCTCGCCAGCCAGGAACCCATCGAGCGTGGCTAGCAGCCCGGAGCGAACCTCCTCGGAAGCGCGCTCCTCGCTCGAGACCTTATGCTCGATGACCGACCCCACCGGGATCCTGCCCTCGACTTTGATTGTGAGTAAATGCATCGGAACCTCCTTTTTTTAAGCCTGGTCGCCAGTGGCCGTCTCCGGCTCCGCATCCGCCTCCGGCTCCGTAGCGGGAGCGGGAGCGGGAGCCGCGTCCGCCTCGGGCTTCGGATCGGGCGAGCCGACATGCCCGCTCTTGTCCGGCTGCCCGAGCTGGTTCTTTTTCGCGCCGGCGCCGAAGCGCAGGCTCAGCGTGACCGCCTGCCCGACTTCCGGACGGCCGCCTTCGAACGGTACGCGGACGGCCAGAGAGCCCGACATCAACGACGGAGCCTCCTCGCCCTTCACGCCGACCAGCGTCAGGTCGTAGCCTTCGCCGGCGCGCTCTACCACGTTTCGAACGATCGCTTTGAGTTTCATGCTGCCTCCTAGGCTGCCAAGAACGAGTCGGCGGCTTCCGCTGGGACCGGCCCTTCTGTGCATCCACAATTTATTGTTGCATCCGGCGGAGCCGATGGGTCTCGAGGGAAACGCATCCGGACCGAACCTCCTGATCTTAGCGGTACCAGGTATGCGCCGTCGACCGAAATCACCTGGCGGTCCACTTTCGAGTGCTCGATCCTGGAAATTCCAGACCAGATCCAGACCTTCGCGGTTGGCCGGCGAGCGTTGAGCTCACGCACCGAAGAATCCATGAGCAGGCTGTGGATCCGGAGCACTTCGGTCCGATAGATCCGCTCCGCTTGCCAGGACCACCCGGAGCCCGGGCCGAGCAGCGCGGTGTTGATTTCGACCGCCGCGTTAAATGCGTTCGGGCCAGCGCCGAGAGCCGAGAGCCGCAAAACCCGGTTAACCTCGCCCAGCATGCGAGCCGCCAGGCCGCCCCTGGTGAGCCCGATCAGATCCGCGGAGAATTGCGCGGCCGACTGGACGGCGACCGCCCTGAGCCCCACCGCCGGCGCCTGGGACCCCAGCGGGAGGAACTGCTGCCCGTAGAGCTCCAGCGCTTCGGCGACCAGGTCCGCCTGCGACATCACGCCGCCGCGAAAGATCACCCGGTACTCGACGGCCAGGCGATCGAGCTCGACCGCCACCGACGACAGGATCTGCGCGATCGACGTCGCGTTCATCGAGTAGCGGACGGGGATCGCAGCGACCGCGCGGTTCCGGAAAGACGAGAACAGGCTGTGGATCTTTACGACATCACGCCGGCGGATCTTGGCGTTGCGCTTCGAGAGCGCGGCGAGCCGGCGAGCGTAAGCCTCGACCTTCCGCCGCATTGCTGGCGTTAGATCAGCCACCCGACGCCCGACCAGTCCCACGCAGATCAAACTCGCCTTCGGGATCATCCGGATCCGTTCCCTTGCGCGACATCAGCTGCCGGACCGTTGCGGCAACTTCGCCAGCCTTGTCGGCGGCCGTGTGCTCCGGGACGCCCTCGAGCTCCTTCTTCACCTCGATCCCGGAATCCCGCAGGCATTGGATGAACACATCGTTAAGCAGCTCCGGCTTCGCGCATTCGATCGACGACATCTGCACCATCGCGGAGGCGAGCTTCGAAACGATCTCGGCACCGCGCTGTTTATCCTTGCCGCCGACCTCCATCGCGATCAGCTCGAAACATTCCGCCGCGTCGTACTTCACGCCGGAGGCGCGCGATCGGAGGATCAGCGACACCTCGAGCAAACGATGATAGCGCCGGCGGACGCGGCGCTGCTTGCGACGCAGCCGGCGGAGCGGGACGGTATCAGCCGCTCGAGCGGCGCCGAGGTTTGCGTTCGACAGCGAGCCGCGCCAGGATTCCGGGAACCCCTTGGCGCCATAGATCGAGGTGCCGAGCGCGCCATCGAGCCAGGCATCCTCGCCGCCGGAGCCCTGGTGCGTCGTAACTTCGACCTCGACATTTTTATTCGTAGCGAGGACCTTCGGATTGCGCGGCGGCTTGAGGAGCCCCAACTCCTTGAGCTTCGCGTTGGCCTGGGCGGCCGTTCGAATCGACGGGTCCTTGATATGCATCACGAACCAGCGACGCAGGCTGGCGGTTTCAACGGCCGACGTAAGCAGCTCGTCGTGGAAATCGATGTGGTCGATCACCGACGCCAACTCGCCGCGGCCGCGCGTCGCTCCCTCCGGCCGGATCCACGGCCAGAAGAAGCAGAGCCCGTGCACCAGCTTCTCGGTTGTGGGAGCGGCCTCGTTTTCGCCGCCGGCATCCAGGACCGTCTGCGAGATTCGATATTTGAATCCCTCTTCATTTGGCTCGAGGACTTGAATCTGGATGTCCTCGGTGAACGAATCGAGAACGAACCAAAGGTGTGGTTTGCCCGGCGTGCTGCTTGAGACATGCAGGAAGCCATCGCGACGACGATGATCCTGCTGCACGCACTCGACGCGCATCGGGTCAACCCAGCCGAGCTCGAGCGAGCCATCGTGCTCATTCAAATCGGCGCCGAGTATCAACTCGCCTTCGAGCAGGTTCGAGAGCGTCCAGTCTTCATGCTTAGAGCGGATCCGGTTGCGCGGATCGTTCCAGATCTCGTCGAGCTCCTTCTGGAGCTTATCGGCCGCCGGCCCCTTGCCCTTCACGCTGGGGATGAATTCATCGCCGAGAATAAAATCGACGTGGGTCTCGAGAAGGTTCTCGCCATCGCCGCGCGTTGCGTACACCGCATGCGACAGGCCGATCAGGCGATCGCGCTGCATTTGTGTGAGATCGCGCGAGCTCTCCTTGGTGGTGGCCGCGGTTAGTTCCCGGTAGAGCGAATGCGATTGGCTGCCCGTTAGGTTCGAATCCGGATCGGGAGCCGCATCGAGGATCCCCTCGAGGCGATCGATCTCCTGGCGCTGCGACGCGATCAGCGCCTGCGAGCTTAGATCGACATCGAGAGCAGCCAGGCGGCGCTCCGACTCGGCCGGTGCGGACTCCGTAAGCGGATCGTCCGAAAATAGCGCGCGGGCGATGTCGGTGAGTTTCATTAGCGCAACCTCAATGGTGTTCGACGCGGCGCCCATTCGCCGGCGGCGACTTCCACCGTATCAGCATCGGCTCGATTCTGGAAAGGACTCATCGAACCGCGACGCAGCTCGCCATCCTCGCTCGAGGCGCCGACACCGATGCCGCCATCGCCTGCGTGCGTAAGCACCAGCGAATCCCAGTGGTCCGGAGAACGGCCGGCGCGGCGTTTGTACTCTTCCTTTTTTTCGATCTTTCGCCGAGTGCGCTCGTCGAATTTTGCGCGGAGCGTTGTCGCCTCCTGCATAAGCGAGGTCTCATCCAGCACCCTGCTCGCGATGGATATTTTTCCATCGCGGAATCGAGTCTGGACCGCATGCGCCAGCTCGCTGCGGAGGTTGATATGCTTGTCCGGTTCGGTAGCCGTCTCCCCGACGTTGACCGGGAAAACCGGCTGGTTTGCGTTCAGCAGGATGTCCGTGACTCCGCCGCCGATGCCGATATCGTCGACGTACAAGCAGTCCGGATTGAAATCGTCGATCGCAGTTCGAGCGCGACCGGACGTTTGAACAATGTCCTGGCCATGCCAGACATCGACGCGATCGATGAAGTCGCCCTCGCGGTAAGTTAGGACGTTGAGGTTCACGCCTTGGCGCGCGACATCTAGGCCGAGTGTCCGGCCTTCGCGCGAGAGCGGAGCGCCGAACCGGTCGACGATGCGATCGCGCGAATCCATCATCTGCTGGATCGTAATGAGGCCCTCGGTTGTCGCCGTGGGGAAGTTGCCATAGACGTTGACCTGGACCCACGGCGAGTTCTTGCCGTACTTCGAAATCTGATCGAGGGCCCACTGACGATCGACGCGTGGCGCGCGGTTCGGATCATCGGGATCGCCGGTCACGGTAAAGAGCTTCCAGAGATCGCGCTCGGTTGTGCAAGCGCGCCAGAGCGGACCTTCGTTGTGCGTTGGGTTTCCGGCGATAACCAGGTGCATCTCGGTACCCGAAGCGAGCGCACCCTCCGCCGCAGCGACCACCGCATCCGGGACGCCGCCGGCCTCGTCGACCACGATCAGAATATACTCGGCGTGCAGACCGGCGAGCGTTCCCTCCATCTGTTCTTGATCGGCCGAGCGGGACCATTGGCGCGCCGACACAAACCAGTTGTCCGCGTCCGGCTTGTAGGTAATGCGCTCCTTCGCATAGTCGAACGTTCGACGCATGAACTTTGAGCGGCGCATCCACTTCCCGAGCTCGGCCCATAGGCCGTCCTTCAGGTTGCCGCCGGTAATCGAGGTCACCGCGATCTTTGGGAACGGCCGCGTGACTAAAAAGTTCAGGATCAGCCACGAGAGCGTCGCCGACTTGCCAGGACCCTTGCACGCCTTCATCGCCAGACGCGGCGACGATGGAAAAGCCTCGAGTACTTCGATCTGCCAGGGGTCCGGCTGGACGCCCAGCTCCTCGATTACGAACGCGGTCGGATGCAGACGCCAGCGCGCGAGGTTCCATGCAGCGCGCTCGCGCGCTTCGCTCGCATTGACGTATTCATCAGCTACGGACAACGGGCTCCTCCGCTGGCGCTTCGACCTTCGGCGCCTCCGGCGGCGCCGGCGGGAGCGTAATGACAGGATGCGCGTCCAGATCGGCCTTTGCTTCTCGCTCGACATCCGCGCCGAGCGATCGCTCGACCAGGCCGGGGAGCAGGTTCACATCGATCGAGCCGGCGATCTGTGTTTGATTCCGGTCGGCCCAGCCGAGTCGGTTCTTTGCCCAGAAGATCTGTGCGGCGACGTTGTTTTTTTGCGTCGCGTTCTTGAACATCGCCGACTGCACCAGACCATCCGCAGCGCGCCGAGCATCCTCGAACCGCTCCTTCAGATCCGGGAAGGCGGCGACCTGGTACTGCAGCCAGCGTTCGCTTTTGTTGACCGCGGCCGCGGCGAGCGACTGGTTCGCGCCGGCTGTGAAGGCGCCGCAAATTTTATTGGCGTCCGCCGGGATCATTTTTGGGGGCGGCTTAGCAGCTGGCATCGTTGCCTCGCCACCCGACCGCGAGCTCGCCGGTGAAGTTTTGCCAGCGACGAACAGCAACGTCGATCCACCGCGGATCGATCTCCATCCCGAAGCACCGGCGGCCGACGCGCTCGCCGGCGATCAGAGCCGAGCCCGAGCCGGCAAACGGATCGACGAACACCTCGCCACGTTTTGTGTGGTTGCAGATCGGGATCTCGTAGAGCTCGACCGGCTTCTGCGTAGGATGCGACGTGGCCTGGCCACCGACCGAGCCTCGGATCGGCGAGGGGTAATCCCAGACCGTCTTCTGCTTGCGATCGCCGAGCCATTTAGCTTCTTCGTTCCGAGCGTACCAGGCGACCTCGTGCGTCGGTTCGTAGGCGGCGAAGCACGGCTCGTGCTGCCAATGGTAATGCTGCCGCGACAGCGCGAACTGCGACTTCAGCCAAATGATCTGCTGCGCGATCTTGTAGCCGTTGCGTTCGAGCCCGAGCGCGACATCGTGTGCAAGCGCACCAGCGTGCCAGGCGTAGATGACCGGCGCGCCGAACAGGACGAACACATCCGCCCAATCGCTCCGATCGTCGTTCTGGATTTCGCCGCCGCGTTCGGTTTTGTTAACGCCGGCATCGGCGCGCCAGCCGTGGTCGACGCGGACCCCGTAAGGCGGATCGCTTGCGAGCAGCGCCGGCTTATGGCCATCGAGCAGGAGCGCCACGTCGGCCGCAGACGTAGCGTCGCCACATAGCAGCCGATGGGCCCCGAGTAGGATCAGATCGCCAGGCTGAGCCAGCGGTGGCGCCTCATCGGGCTCCGCGGCAGCGTTCGCGTCCGCGCCGGCCGCGCGGTTGATTTCAACTTCGAAGTCCTTGATCAGCTTGTCGGATTCGGAAGTGTCGAAACCCGACAGAGCGAGATCCGCCGGCGCGGACGCGAGCTCGGAGAGCAGCTCGCCGAGCGAGGACTCGTCCCACGTTCCCGAGATCCGGTTAAGCGCCAGGTTGAGCGCCTTCTCCTTGCGATCGCTGAGATCGACCCAGACGCACGGCAGCTCCGCCCAGCCTTCGGCTTCGGCCGCCTTCGTTCGCTGGTGGCCGCCGACGATCACCGGCGTTGCATCCTCATCCCAGCCGGCATCGACCGAGCGACGGTTGACAACGATCGGCTCGACACAACCGAACTCGCGCAGCGAGAGCCGCAGCTTCTCGAGCTCATTCGATGAAATCTTCCTGGGGTTATACGGCGCCGCCAGATTGACGAGCCGCAGCACCGGAAGTGTGCTCTTGGGGGGGATCGCGGGACCAGTCGCCGACTGCTCTTGTTGCATGTGCTCTCCGGAAGGCATCGCCGTCGCCTCTTTTCTAAACTAAGCCACGGCGACGAAGTCCGTCAAGCGAGCAAAAAAACGGCGCCCCCCGAAACCGATCGAGAGGCGCCGCGCGCAATGCGCTGGAGAGCGAGCTTTAGTCGACCTTCTCGGGCAGCGTTTCGACCTCCGGAACCAGCACCGGTGGGATCATCCCCGCGAGCTGCATGAAGCGGTTAAGCTCCGGCGCCATGCCGAGCGACGCGCCGATCGCGACACGCACGAGATCGGCCTTGTCTACGCCGAGCTGCGCGGCCTTCGTTTCGAGTAGGCGATTCATCGCGGACGGTAGTCCGACTTCATAACGTTCAAGACGAGCCATCGCTGGCCTCCTTCATTTCGCTGTAAGGCATCACGAGCGACCCGCCGACCTTGATCGACGCGTTGACGAGCGCGACACCTTCAGCGCTGGATAAAACAGGTTTGCAGCCGTGCGGGCAGCGCATGTCCTCGACCACGCCGAACAGCCTACAGACCATCGGTCTGAGTTTGTAAACGGAACACTTCGAACCTTTGAGATGCGGACACGGAGCATCTACGCGCGCCTGTGGTTTCGAGCCGGCGGCCAGCTCGAGGCGCCGAGCTTCCGCCTTCGACATGATCAGCCCCGAGACACAGTCCGCGCTGCAGAGCCCCTTACATTCGAACGCCGGCAGCTTCGCATAGATCGCGTCGAGCTTCGCGGCCTTCTTCGATCGCCGGCTCACGACGCAGCCCGCTCGACCTTGAACGCGACCAGGATCCCGGCGAGCCGTTCGATCATCTGTTGATGCTCGTGCCGAGATAAGCGACAGCGACGATCGGCGACCAGAAGATCGTGTGCATCCTCGATCGCTTCGAGCAGATCGCCGGCGCCGAGCGGGAAATCTCTCGAGACACGAATGTGCTCCGGGCACGAGCCGCGACCGTTCACGATCCCCGCGGTCGGATCGCCGCAGACCCAGCAAGGAACCTTCCCGTTATCCATCGCGCGCCGCATTAGAACGGCTCCACGATTCGGATTAGGCCGGCCGTTTCCATCGCCGCGAGAGCGGCCGAGGACGCGGCCTCCTCCGACTCGAGCGCGGCCGCGCTGCGTAGCGAGTGCTGCGCGGACACGGCGACATCGGTCGGCAGCCCGGCGCCGAAAACACGCTCCTGCAGCTGGGCAATGAAGTCCTTGAGCGTAGGCCCCGAGTCGAAAGACCGCTCGCGGAGCTGCTCCATTATTTCGGCCGGCGTTCCGGAGTACTCGTTCTTCCCGCTATCGTTTAGTTTCACTTTCATCGTTTTCTCCTTGCCGCTATGCGGCCGCTGTTGCGGCGCGCTCGAGCGGCGCCAGGTTGAATCCGTTGTTCTTGTAGGCCGCAGCCACGCGCGCGAAGTAGATCCGCGACGGGCCCTGCGACGGAATGCGACGACGGCGATGGACGTACACGATCGCCGAGCGCCAAACGCCGTGCTCATCGCGCACGCGCATCGACCGGCGCTCGTAGACCCACGGCCAGCCTTCGCAGGCGTCGAGCTTCCGGAGGTCGCGCTTTGAGATATTGAACAGCACACCCTCCACCACCGAGCCGGCATCGCGCTCGACCGTAGCGACGGCGCCGCCCCAGCCCTGAGAGTAGCCGGCGAATCCGATCGACCAGCCCTCGAGCTTCGCCGCGCGCACCGGATAGCTATCCGGACAGCGGCGCTGCATCTGGAGCGGGTCCAGGTTTGAGCCATAAGCAAAATAGAGCATCACGCCTCCAGCGGTTCGCGGACCGGCATCACATCGCGCCAGGAATCCGAATCGTAAACATCAGTCTCATCGGCACGACCGGCCCAGCAGTAGAACCAGGCGCCATGCTCGCCCCCTTCGACAGCGACGCGGCAGCGTTCGCGACGGTAGAGCGTGGGGCAGCCTTCGACTTGATCGAGATGCGCCAGCGCGTTCTCGTCGACCGAGTAGAGCTCGCCGCGGACCTGGTGCCCTTCGAGCGGGATCACGCCAGGGAACCACGCGCCGACATCGACCAGCGCATGGCCCGGCAGCACCGCGTCCTTCTCCACCAGCACCGCGCGCTCGCCCTGCAGAACCGGATTGAGCCGCAGCCCCGACATCAGCGTCCCGTAAACAAAAATCATCGTTCGTTCGTTCGACATATCCATCTCCAACTAGGCCGCCGCAGAGCGGCGTCCGTTTTGAAAGGCGCTGTCACCAGCGAGGCGGGAGAGCATGTGCAAGCGGCACGTTTTGAACTCGGTGCCGATCAGACCGAGCGAGAGCAGGAACACGCGGAAATCGTATTTTGCGGTCGCGGCGTTGTAGGGGCGACGCTTGGCCGAGGCCGACTTACCGTTGATCGCCTTGGCGCCGAGCGCGAGGCAGAACTGAACCATCGCCTTGACTTTGCCAGCGTGGAGCGTCGCATCGAACAACCGGAACTCGACCGTGCCGCGGAAGAAAACGTTGTGCAGGTTTAGGCCGTGGTAGCGGTTGTGGTCATAGTGCATCGGGCGATCGTTCTGGCGACCGTACACCGCGCGGTTGATCCCGTTCAGATCGGCGCCGGCTTCGGCAGCGGCGACCACGCGATCGGTTACCGGTCGCGCCCAGCGGCTCTGGCGATCGTTGGTGACACCAACTGCAGCGTAGATCAGCTGCTCTTGCTTGCGGACCGTCTTGACGAGCCGACCGAGCGCCTTTGAATCGAACGACTGCGCGCCGAGGTGAATGTGGATCCCGCAAGAATGATCGATGCGACCAGCGCGCGAGGTGCGAACAGCGCGAACGATCTCTTGCAGCTGCTCCATGTCGTCCCAGCGGAGAATCGGGGAAACGATCTCGGCGCCGCCGCCGGTCACGCTGCCATCGCGCACGACCTTCCAGGTGCGACCGTCAGGCGCCGTTACGCTGACCGAGTAGCCGCGGTTGATCTGGCCGCCGGTCACCGAGTGGATCGCCGCGGCGACATCTTCGCGCCGGCCGACCGTCTCGATCTCGATTCCGAAGGTGAGAGCTTTCATCGTCGCCAGGGCTTTTTGCTTTGCGTTCATTCCGTTCTCCGTTGCGTTGTTGGCTGCGTTGTTCATAAAGAGATAATACGGTAGCCAACCGTATAGCGCAAGGGTTTCTGTGGAAAAGTTTGCCCGCAGTTCCGGGCTTTCTCAAAAAACATGCTTTTTGCCCTACGTTTCGAGCCCGTGGACGGCCGGATTGAGGTCGATATTCCAATCGAGCTCCACGTTTTTATCGCAATCGACGCACCATTGATCCGAAAGCGAGAGCGAGCACTCCATGTTTCCGCCGATGAGCTCCCGAGTTACCGGCGAGATCCATTCGAGGACCTGGACATTCGAGCCGCCGCAGGCCGGGCAGGTCACGATGTACGGCGACGCCGCCAGGACCCGGGCCACCGCCTCGATCGCGGCCGGCGACGTTTCCGGGCCGAGATTGACCTCGGCATCACCGGAGGCGCCGCCGGCGCCGAATTCGACCCCGTAGCCGACACCGAGCTTCGAGAGCAGCTCGAGGACCTCCGGCCGCTTCCCGGCCGAGACCGTAATCGCCAGCGACGGCATCAGCCGACCAGCCGGCGCGCAACCTTGGCGTTCTCGCGAGCGTTCTGTGCATGTAGACCGACGATCGCATCCTCTAGATCCTTCTTCGCTTGGGCCAGCAGGGCTTCAACTTTTGCGTTCATAGCGTTCTCCTTGGGACGGTTGGGGATCGATTACTTGGAGCGGGTTTCGAACCAGAACGCCCGAGTGAAGGTGCCATCGTGGAGACTGACCATCGAGCCATGCGAGGTGCTGCCCTTCGGATCCCAGCCGTTGCACTTGGCGTGGGATTCGGCGGCGATCCGGGCGTTCTTCGCGAACTTGCGATCGGTAAAGGCGATGTGGACATAGAAGGCGCCGCTGGCCGGCTTCGCTTCGAGGGTTTGCATCGTTCGGTTCTTCATGGCCTTCTCCTTGGCGGTTTGTTTCGCTGCGTTGTTCATACACAGATAATACGGTGCCCCACCGTATAACGCAAGGGTTTGGCGCAAAAAAAAAGCCCGGATTTCCGGGCTTTGTTAAAAAAGGTTACGGATGGGCTCCGTATCGGGGCTTTTTACACCGCCGTGTCCCGAAAACAGGCCGAGCAGCGATCGGAATCGACCCAGCTGCAGCCGCCAAGGCACGGCTTCGCATCCGTACAGCCGCAGGCCGAGCAGCGATCCTCGAGCAGTATGCGCCAGATCGCCTGATGCACCGACCCTCTATCCCCGAGCGGCGCCAGGTAGCCGGCCGAGAGCAGCCAGCCGACGACCATTGTCGCCAGGCCGCTCCGCACCCCGGGCGACCAGACCACCGAGAACGCCGCCAGCCGCCCCGCCATGAAGCCAGCCAGCTCCTCGACATCCGCCAGCCGAATCGATCGCGCCAGGTCGACCGAACGCGACGCGTTCAGTTCGAGGAACAGATCCAGCGACAGCTCCGAAAATGCCGATCGCGACGGCGCCCACTCCTCGATCGGATTCCCGAACGCCGCCAGCATCGACGGATCCGGACCGACCTCGATCGTGTGTTGCGGATACGCGCGGAGCAGCTCGTGCTCCAAACGATCCTCAAACAGCTCGACCCGCTGCAGCAGCCACCGCAACGTCGCCAGCGCGCGAGCGTTCAACGGCGGCGCCGACTTCCGCGCGGACTTGTCGCCGAGCATCGAATCGATCTCATCCAAACGGTACGCCTTCATCGCAGCAGCCCGCCGAGCCGGCCGAGCTCCTGCAGCAACGACGCCTCATCCGATCGCGATCGCATGCGCGGACGCGGCGGCGCCGAGCGGTTGTGTTTCGATCGAGCGCGCCGGCGCAACTTGCGCCAATCCTTACGACGCCGGACGTTCAAACGGACCATGCGATCGCGGGCCTTTTTGTTTCGAGTACTCACAGCGCGAACCTCCTCACGATCGATCCATCCGCGATCAACGCGATGCATTGCCTGACAGAAAAAATCGGGATCAACATCTCCTGGGCATGCTCGACCTCGCGGCAGCTGCCCGGCGACTTCTCCCATTCCGGAACGACGCAAACCGCATCGCACCGCTCGAGCAGATCCAGACCCGACTCGATCCAGGTCGCCTCCGGAGCCGAGCCCCAGAAGAACCGCGACATCGTGTGCACACAGAGCACCGCGGCGCCGGCGCAATGCAGACGGAGAGCGATGCGCTCCGCGCGCCGAATGTTCTCCTCCCGCTGGTAGGCGGTAGCGGCTGTGTAGGCGCCGGCAACGTAGACCACCGGACGCGCGCTCACGACGCACCCCGCGATCGCTCGAACGGTCCGCGCAACGACGCCGACAGCGCCGCCGGCGGTTGAGTCGAACCACCCGCGTGGATCCAGAGCCAAACAGAGCCGCCGAACAGCAGCGCCAAGCGCTCCCGCAACGACGGCCGCCAGCGCGACAACGTATAGCCCTCCGGCGGATACGCGAGGCAGCCCTGCCAGACATCCAACGACCCGCACTCCTTCTCCGACATCGTCGACGGGCGACGCAACGACGCGGTCGACTGTGCAAACTTCGACGGCTTCATTTGGCACCATCCTTACCGAGAGCGACCGCCTCCTCGAGCCGGCACAACCGATCGTCGATCCGATGCTCCGGCGGACAGCTGCGATCGCCAGACTCACGGATCGGAACATACCCGGTCGCCTGGACGATATCGGCCAACTCCTTCTCCGCCGACTCCAGACGATCGGCGAGCTCAAGAATCGCCCGCTCGAGCAACGGCTGCTCCAGCTCCGGACGCTCCTCGCACCGCAGCCGATTCCGCTGCAGCAGGTCGATTGCCGACAACCAGCCGCTCATGAGAACACCTCGATCCAGCGAGCGATCGCAGCCTCGGCCGATCGATAGTCCGCCTCATCCGGACAGTTCATCTTCAGCAGGCGAGCGACCCCCCGCAGATCCTCGATCAGCGTCGAACACCCCATCCGAGCCGGCAACGACGCGTCGAGCTCGAACGCAGACGGAGCAAGGTCGACGAACAACGACGGCAGCTCGCCAGCGCGAGCATTGAACGACACACCGCGAGCCGGCAGCACACGACCCGAGAATTCGTCAGAAATCTCCAAACTGTTTGGAGCCGACCCATCGCAACGGATGCGGACCCGGAGCGGAGCGCGAACCGACTCAGCACCCGACCCCACAGGGGCAGACTTCGCGGAAGCCGCGCCCTCCTCCCGGTCCAGCCGCTCGACCTCGGCGGTTAGGGTGTCATTTTTATCGCGTAGGTCACGCACCTGCTTCCTGTGCCTGTCTGCACGCATCTCGGCCATGCCGTTGTTCATTAGGTCGTTGAGCCGCGACACTTCCCCCTCCGCCACCTCGGCGCGTTTGGTGGCGGCTGAGAGGTTGGACTTTAGCTCTTTAACGTCCGCGTTTGCGATGCCGATAATGACTCCCATTTTCAGGTTTTTATCTTTCAAGCACCCCCAACAATCCCCACACTCCCCACACGGCGGACCAGCTTCGCGATCAAGACGGTCCTGACCGTAGGCATTCAACAGCCCAAGCCAAGCCTCCTCACTCACCCCAGACAGCATCTCCCGAGCCACAACCGCCCGGGCCTTTTTCGATACATCCGACATTTGCGGAACCTCCTTTTTGCATACGGCGATCAACCGTAGGCGCGTTTTGAAATCATAACATCGTCTGAGCCCACCCACTTAGCGCTTCGGGGGGGCCCCCTCATTCCGCGGGCCGGGGGGCCGGCGGGGGGCCTGCCCGAGCAGCCGGAGCGGCGACGACGGACGGCGATCGGCACCGACCGAGTCGCATCTAGGCGAGCGCTTCGATGGGGGCGAAAGTCCTCGCACCCAAAAAAGGCCGCCGTTCCGCCAAGGTCCGATAACGGCCATTGAGTCACCCTAGGCCAGAAGGCCCAGCGTTCCGGGCTTTCCCCGAATCTGTACCCCAGAGAGGTCGCTCGCTTTCGCCTCCACCAGTCGCAACTAGGCGCCGAGCTCCAGGAGCACACCAGCGACGGCGATCGGGAGCCGGTGTGCAGGTACGCCGCCAGGCCCAGCCTTTTAGCCGACGCGCAGGCGCGCTTGCAGAGCCGGTCCAGCCGGCAGCCAGCGGCAGGGTGCCACAATTTCGCTGCGGCTAAGCGCCGCACCGGAACTTTGACTGGGCCAGACAGCCTTGATTCCCCGAGCGATCGTTCAGCCGCGCGGTAGCGCTCGTCTCCCCCGCCGTAAGGCGAGAGGGGGAGAGGAGCGGTTCGACCACGCCCCAGGTTCGATCTTGTCCCCCGATATAGATCCTCCCTACTAAGCCCCCCCCCTTTAGGGGGGGGGCCTAGGTAGGGGCCCCCGCTAAGTAGGGGCCCGTGCTTAGTACGGGGTTTATTCCGTAAGCTGTAGAGAGCAGGGGAGTTACGCACGCTAAAAATCGTCCATATCGGGGAGCGGCTCAACAGCAACAGGGCAGTACCCATCGCACCCCTGGTCAACCCCTATTGGGCCCATTTCGGCCTTCAGGCGCCGATCGGCGGCATTGGCGTGGGCATGACGCAGGACGGTAGCGGCGCGCCGGTAGACCTTCCGCTCGAGCGCTTCAGCGGTCGACTTGGCCAGGCCGTAGCGGTTGGCGAGCCGGTAGAGAGGCACGCCAGGACCGGGCGCCAGGAGCCGCTCCACGAGCACGGCATCCTCGAACGCAGCGAGGGCACGGACGCGCTCCTGGACGGCGCCAGCGGTATCAGGGCCGACCGCTTCGAGCGCAGCCTTAAGCCCTCGACGCAGCTCCCCGTTCGGCTTCCGGCTACGTTTAGCCACCGGAGCCGCCGCGATGGGACCGCCAGAGCGCGGCGATCGCTTCGAGGTCGCACCCAGACCGAACGCGACCTCCCGAAGAGCGGAATTCACCACCCGCGACCCGTACCATCAACTCCCGCTGCCACGGATCGATATCGAGATGGCGAAGGGCCATCCGAGAGAACCGGAGATGCGAGAAGATCGCCCGCACGCCGCCTGGCGCCTCGACGAATTCAGGCGGCAGCGACATCAAGACGGCCGGCGGATCGTACTGCCGCCGGATCATCGCTCCACCCGCCTGGCGAGCCGCACCGAAACGATCCGACCAGCGGCATCGGTGTGGAGCCGCTCGATCTTGCGACCGAACAGGGTCCCAGAGATCCTGAGCTCCTCCTGCAGGGGATCGCCCCGGAGCCCGAGCGCGAGGCATTCGCTATACGGCAGCACGCGGAACGAATGCCGGCGCCAGGTGGCGCGATCGTAGGCGCCGAGTAGCGCAGAGCCGCCGAGATCCAGGAGGACCAGCAGGTCGGCATGCGTAGCCGGCAGATCATCGCGACGCGGCCGCGGCCAGCGGGGGAAGCCCATGATGGCGTTCAGACCGAGCAGAGCGGCGATCATGGCTCCACCTCCTCGAGCCCGCGGAGCGTTGGATATTTGCCAGGGCCGCCGGCCGACCGGTAGAGCCGATCGACGCCGGCCGCGTTGGCGGTCGACACCCGCTTACCCTTCAGCTGCAGCGTGGCCGTCTGGTTGCCGAGCGCACGACCGATCCAGCCGCGCTTGGCGCCATTGGCGACCAGCCACCGAACCTGGCGATGAGTAGGGGCAGCATCCAGAAACCCGCGACCACCCCAAGCGAGCACATCCTCCCAGCGGATCGCTAGGATCCTCTTCTCGGTATCCCGCCGGACGTAATGCTTGCCCTCGCAGTAGGCAGCCTTGGCCAGCGTCGACTTAGCGATACCAGCGATCCCAGCCAGGCGCTTGTAACCGACGCCACGGCCGGTCCATAGCTTGATCCGGGCCAGCAGGCGCCGCTTAGGCACGAGCGGATTCCCATCGCCAGCCTTGGCCGCCTGGTACCGGGCGCAGGAGTAGCGGGAGTTGGCCGCCCTGCAGGGCAGACAGCGACAGCCCGCGAGGTAGCGATAGCGCTGCCCGTGTGGGTAGCCCGCGTAGAGCGATTTGTGGTCGGGCATCCGATCCGGCTTCACGATCGCCGCCGGTTGCGCCGAGCGCGCATAGACGACCCGGTCGACCGCGGCCGCGGCCTTGGCGGAAGGGGCCCCCGCCGGTAGGACCGCAGGCCGCAGCGGCAGGATGCGACCCGCTGCGATTCACCGAGCCAGACCGGCAAATGCGGATATTCGCCAGACCGCTCACAGCGCCGCCGGCGCCACCACCGGCGGACGCGCACCAGCGGCTCGAGGAAATCGAGTAGGAAAACCAGCAGCAGCAGCAGGAACAGCAGCAGCAAGGGGGTTAGATTCTCAGGCATAGGGACCTCCAATAGTCCGGATAGGAGCGACATCGTGCTCCAAAAAGTGTTAACAGTGGCGCTTTCTTGCTCCGCAAAATGGGGTTTCTTGCTCCGCCTGTGATCGATATGGAGCCCTTTGTGCTGCGCCTGTGATCGACGTGATCTGGACGCTTGCAAGAAAGCGCGGAATGGCGGCATTTCTAACGTTGAGCGAAAGATCTCGTGTGTGCTTCCAGGAGATCACCGTGCTCTCCGCCGAGCTCCGCGGCGCCTTAAAGGCTCCGCGAGAACAGCCTCCGCGACATCCGGATCCCAGCCTCCAGGACCACCCGAGCACCGCATTTGACGATGGACCAGCCGTTTGATCCGGCCCTTCGGCCGGCGGCCAGACCAGATCACGCCGCCGGCTTCGTAGCGTTCCCAGTAGACGACACCAGGCGCGCTGTACGGCCGCCTGCTGGCCCCGGGACCAAAAGCCAGCGCCCAGCCAGCGTGGTGGCACGATCGGCAGCCAGAGCCCCCGCAGCGCTCGCAGACGACCATCGCAGTGGCCGCCTTCACCGGTACACCGCCCGGCAGGACGGGCAGACGGCCTCGACCGACCCGCCCATGCAGACCGAGCAACCCGACCGGACCGGCACCAAAGGATCGATGCCTTCGCCGGAGCAGCGCTGGCATTCGACCATCGTCTCGGCATAGCCGCCCGGCCGCGGCGCCAGGACCATCACCTCGCCCTCGCCGGAGCATTCTCGGCAGAGCTTCATCGCCACGCCTTCGCACGATCGGCGATCGCCGCCAGTTCAGATCCGAGCCCGCAGCCCGGGAGCGACCAGACCGAATGGTCCACATCGACGCGCTCGCGGCCCCGGAGCTTCTGGTTGTCGCCAGCCCCGACGCAGTAGAGCCGGCTGCCCCGACCGAAATCGATGACCAGGTCCGTGGAAAGGCCGAACGGGATGCCCTCCTGGCGAGCGATATCGGCCGCGGTAGCGCACGCATCGCGCGCCGAGTAGAGATCCCGGCAGACGTAAGCGACCGAGCGGTTAGAACCGCCACGAGCGGCATCGATCACGACGCCCAGCGCGCGGACGGTTCGACCGAGTGCGCGTATCGGCAGCTGCGCGACGCAGGCGCTGAGCAGATCAGGCTCCGGCTTCCAGAGCCCCTGCTTCCCGAGCGCCATGACGGGCTCGAGCAGCGCGATGGGACTAGAGACCAGCCAAGCGTTCTTGTACGGCCATTGCACATCCTCGTTTCGGACGCACGAGCCGAGCCGCACCATGCCGATGAAGGCGCCGCGCGATCGGAGGCCATCGAGCACGACGCCGCGCTTCGATTTGTCCTGGGTAGCGTGGATGAACAGCCGGCCGGAGTAGCGAGGCCGCCAGTTGCGGAACTCGCGATCCTTCGAGCCTTCGATGAGTTGGCGAGCGTAAGGTTGATTGACGGAGAGCGCGCGCATATCACTCCTCCCCGGTCGCAGCGTCGATCGCTTCGCCGAACGATCGCGCGGCGCGCGTAACCAGCCCGAGCGTTGTGTCGCACAGACCGACATCCGAGGGGAGCTCGTACTCGAACGATTGCCAAGTCCTAGAGTCCTCGCCGCGCGGCGAGCAGAGCACCAGAAAAAAGCCGTCGATCTCGCCATTCTTCTGCGCTTGCTCGAGCACGCCGACGATGTTGCTGTGGACCGTTGCCGCAGCCGGCTCGACCGGGAAACGACTGAGACCAGAGCCGCCAGGTTTCTTCTTCAAAACAGTTCTCCTTGATTGCGATCCAGCCAGCGATCGACTTGCGCCTCGAGCTTCTTGGCGCGCGCCAGGTCGGACTGGTTGCGGTGTTGAAAGTACGCCTTCTGGTAGCTACGCATCCGCGCTACCAACTTCATGAATTCTTCCGTCGACAGCTTCGCCATTGGTCCCCTCTATCCGTTGCTCGACAGCGCGCAGCTCATCCATGAACCGCTCGAAGCCATCGAGCCGATATGACAATTGCTTGGGCGATATGCCGAGATACTCGGCAGCGTTCCCGTGGTGGCCTTTATGCAGCCAGAGCGCCTCGGCGACCAGGAGCCTGGCCGCGGTATCGAGTAGGCTCTCATCGCCCAGCCGTTGCGGAGCGATCAGGTCGAGCAGCTGCACCGGCGACAACGGCATGTCGACCAGATGGAGCTGCGGCAGCTTCCGCTTGAGGCGATACGTTGGCATCAGCCGCGACGGTTGAATGAATCGAGAATCATCTGGTCGAGCTTCTGCCTAGCGCGCCGAGCGAGGTTCGAGGCGAGCTCGCGCCGGCACTTCGCCTCGTCGATCGCGCGCAGGATCTCGGCGGAGTACTCGAACGAACGCTCCTCGCCTTCGCTCGAGCGACCGACCCAGCCAGCGCCGCCGAGCCGGACGGACGCGCCATAGTCGCGAGAGCCATCCTCGCGCACGAACGGCCAGCCGCTCTCGAAGCGACAGAGCATCTCGGGCGAGAGCACCGCGATCGCGATATCGCCGGCGTTCGAATCCGATTGATACTTGATGGTCATAGGCCGCGAGCCCCCAATAGGAAATCCAGGATGCGATCCCAGAGCGTAGGCCGCTCAAGCTCCTCGAGTAGCGGGATCGCTTCGCGCCGTTGGCTGTCGCATGACGAGCAGCGGTGGACGATATACATCCAGCCGCGGCAGCGCGACTCAACAGACGCGCGGACGGACACCAGGCCGCAGGCGAGGCAGCGGTTCATGACGGCACCTGCGTCGCCGGCGGCGAGTTGCGCCAGACGAGCTGCACGAGCGCCTCCTTAAAGGCCGTGGTCTGGTTGACGTTGCCGAGAGCGAACAACGACGCCACCGCGAGCTGCTGCCGCCGAGCCTTCTCGGTCGGTAGCTTGACGATCCGCAGGAATTCGAGAAAACAGCTGTGCTCGTAGTAGCGCCGGCCGCAGGGTAGCGGCAGCCGCACCGGGTAGGCCGCACCGAGCCGACCCTCGTGCATCAAGCCGATTAGCTTTAAGTACTCCCCATCGCAGCGAGCGATCCACTTACGGTCCTGAGCGCAGACGCGCTGCGCGTGCAGCCAGACCCGCCAGCGTAGCTGTGGTTCGGAGAGGTCCTCGCGGATTTCGCGAGCAGGCGCCGAGCAGCGCCGCCAGAAGTCGGAGAGGGTAGCCGTCGCCAGGCTAACCACGATCAGACGATCCGCAGGTTACCGGGGGCCTCCGGTAAGATCACGGGAGTCACGACCACGGCCGCGGCAGCGGACCGCTGCACAGTACCGCCGAGCGACGCATCATCGCCGGGCAGTTGCGTGCCATCGACAACGAACCACGGCTGCTCGAGCACGATATCCGCCGAGCCACCAGCGGCGTTGGGCTCGATGACGATCTCCATCGCGATCGAGCGCGAATCGAGCCGCGAGAACGAAGTCACCGTTACACCCGGGTAATTGATGGACGCGACGATCGTCGGCGAGAAGTTGAAGCCGGCGACAGCGAGATTGCAGTCGACGCCACCACCGACGATCGGCGAGCAGTTGGCGATCACGTTGACGACTTGCGGATCTGGCCAGGCGCGCAGCTCGCGACCGTAGCCGATTGAATCGCCGGCGGCGCTGTAGGACCGCGCGCTGATGAAGTACTCCCCTTCGGCCGGGAGCACGAGCGTGGCCGCCGTAGTAGCGCCAGCGTCGACTTGGCCATCGTAAGCGACCCAGCCCTGGGCCTCGCGCGACTGGGCCCCGTAAAACAGCCTGTACCCGGTAGCGCCGGCGACGGGATCGAACCCGATGGTGCAAGTGTTATCTGGCGCGGTTTGAGCGAACGATGCGATCGAGGCGAGCAGCGCGATGCACGCGGCCGCCAGCAGTTTTCGAAGCTTCATGACCTCTCCTCTACAGCCGGCCGGACGCCCTCAATAACGAGATCGCTGGCCGAGCGATTGAGGACATCCCGAATGTGGGATGCCCAAAAGTGTGCGACGCAGCCGAGAACCCCGTTGCGCCGGCATGGAAATCTTACCGTACCTTTCCCGAGCAGCCGATGAACGACGCTTCGGCGACCGGCGCCGAAGTCGAGCTGATCAACTTCGACCCAGAGCGACACGATCGCGGAATGCGCTGGCACGCCTTGCGCCAGCGCCGCATATCCGGCGTTGCGGACGATCGACACGAGCTCCGCGCGGCTCATGAGAGAACCATCATGGCCGCACCATCCGAACCGTCCCCGTTGCGCCGCCGGCAGTTTCGATCGCCAGCCGTGTGCCTTCCGGTTGATCCGCGAGCCGACCGAGCGCACGGACCAGCTCGACCTGGCCAGCCGTAGGCTCGCAGCCGGCGATCTTGCGCGCGCACGCTTCCGGACGATCGCGCATCGCGACGAGCTGTTCATCGGTGAACCAATCGTTACTCATAGCGCACCCGGTCACCTTCGACGATCTTGTCCTCATCCTGCTTGCAAGGGCACTCCGGCTGCGTTGACGCGCCGACCTTCAGCCAGAGATGACGAGCGCTGCCCTCGCCGTGGTTGTCCTCTTCGGCGCCGCCCATGCCGAAGCCGGCGCGAACGCGCTCGAGCTCTTCATCGGAGCAGACCTCGTTGACCCTGCTGCCGACCACCATCCCAGGGACACGCCGAACGCACGAGATGTGGAAATGCGGCGATAGCGGACCGGCAGCACCGACATCGGGAACGACCTCGACAGCCGAGATCACCTGCAGCCCGAGATCCTCGTGGCGGTAAACGCCATGAGATACGCTGGCGAGCGCCGGCAGATAGCCCGCGAGCTTCCAACTTTTATCGACCGGCCTCTTATGCATATTTTCGGGCTCCTATTCCGCGTCAGCGGGAGAAAAATGCTGCAGGAAATATCGAGTGTTCTTACCTTGGCGCAGCTTGCGAATGGTGCCGTCGACGTAAAGCGCCTTGAGATGCCGCGAGGTTACGCGGCCGCAATCGGAGACACCTTCCGCCTGTACAGCGCGGATCAACTCCTGGCGAAGTACGCCGATCATCCCGGAGGTCTCGAGCTCGCGCAGGATTGCGCCGCCGGCATCGTCCGCGCGACCGGTTGAGATCAGACGAACGCCTGTGCGATCGAGCACATCGTCGATCTCCATTTTGAGCGGAGGCGCCGACGCACCCCAGCGGCACTTGCCTTGCCGAAGGATCAGCGAGCCGCCATCCTTGTCCTCTTCGAGGCCCCACAGTTCATCGAGCCAGCCGCGCATGTCGCCGGCGCCACGAATGCGATCGAGCCAATCGCTCTTCGACTTCTGGTCGCCGCCGACTTTCCGGAGATGGTGCAGCATCACGAGCCCCGCACCGTTCTCGCTGGCGACCTGGCGAAGCGGCCGCAGGCGCCGCATGAAGAACTCCGACATCGCAGCGTTGTCGTTCTCGTTGCGCTGATGGAACCGGACCAGCGAGTCGAACATGATCCAGTCCGGACGGAAGGCTTTGATCTCCGCGCCGATACGCCGCCAAGCGTTCTCGTCATCGAGGTTCAATCCGTTCTCGACCAGGTAGCGCACGGGCAGTTGGCCGAGCTCGGCCGCGTCCATTTCGCGACCACGCGCCAGGCGTTGCACGCGATAGCGAACCAGGCGCTCGTTGTTCTCTTCGTCGATGAGCAGCACGCGCTGCGGCCGCCACACCTTCTCCTCCTGCAGCTCCGCGATCGGCCGCCCCGATTCGGGATCAACGACATTGATGTGGTCGAGCCACTTCGAACGACCGGAGGCGAGACAGAAGGCGAGATCCAGGAGCACCCAGCTCTTACCGACGCCGGGCTCGCCGGCGATCATGCAGACATCACCCTCGGCGAGCCACGACGGGAACACCCACGGAATCGTCTCCGGTTCGGCTTCCGCGACCGCCTGCAGGTCGATCGTGTGCAGATCCGCGCTTACGCCGTTGAGCGAGTAGAGCGCGGACAGGTTGTCGCCGGCTTTCGCCAGCAGGTCCTCGAGGACTTCACGACGATCGCCATCACCAGACTCGAACGGATCCAGGAGCAGCGCCTGCTGCAGCGCCGACGAGTAGCGTCGACGCACGCGCAGCTTCTGGAGCTTCTCCAGCTGGTGCTCGAGCAGGATGGGATCCTCGATCGCCGGCGAATCGAGCGCCCACACTTGCAGATCATCGACGGAGATCTCCAGCTCGGCCGTTCGATCGGGACCGAGCTCCGCATGGATAACCGCCGGCGACATCTCGCGGCCGTAGGCGTACAGCACCGCAATCGTTCGATACACGGACCTTGAAAGCGGCGAGCTAAAGTCGGCCGTTTCAAGTTTCTCCGCCACCCGCGATGCTGCAGCGCCGCCATTCAAAGCAGCGCCGAGCACCGCGCGTTCCGCCGCCGGGTCGCGTAGTTTGTCGGGATCGATAGGCGGCATCAGTATCTCCAGAGCTCGATCAGGGTAGAAGGATTGTCGCCGTACACCTTGGTCGCACGGAGATCCACGATGCGCGCATCGTCCTTAAATACGCGCCCCTTCTCCAGACCGTCGAGCACGCCTTTGAGGTAGTTGTCGAGATCGGGACGCCGAGCCGGCACGGACCAAGTCGGCTTCTTGATCCGGGGCAGTGTGAACTTCACGCGGAGCACGAGCGGCTCGTCGACATCGAGAGGAACGCCAGCCTTACGCATCGCACGATTAGCCATCAAGGCAATGTGCTGCTCGTAGGCGCGCGTTTCCGGAGCGGTAAAACCACGGACCGCTCCGACCGGTTGTTTGCAGAGGCGGCAGCGACGCCCGGTGCGTTGCATCCGAGCGCGCTGCCACGCCTGCGGCTTCCCGTCGACCTGGAAACGAACCGTCACGCCGGCGGCTCGTCGTTGGTATCGCCTTCTTCCGCAGCGAGCGGATCCGGCAGCGGCGCCTCCGTAATAACCGGAGCCTCGTCCTCATCGCCGAGAGGCTCGTCCGCGTTGTTCGTAAGCGGATCGACGAGCTCGAGCTCCGACTGCCGGTCCGACGTATCGAGCGCCTCGCGGCTGCCCGGGATCTCTTCGCCGGTATCGAGCCGACGCACGAACTTCGCGTTCTCCTCGAGCGCGACGACGGTCTCGCAATCGACCATATCCTCGCGCTCGCCCTTCCGGAGCCACCGCCGGATCTTCGCGACTTCGGCGAGCTGCTCGTCGACGATATCCTTGCACCGCTTCGCGGCCTCTTGCTTCGCCGCCTCGGCCTGGTCTTTCGTATCCAGCGCTTCGGCCATCTTGCTCGCCAACTCGACGCGGTCCTTATCCGCGAGCTCGATCGGCAGCATCCTTTGAAACTTACTCATTCCCGGAACCTCCTAGCACGCACCCTTCCTCCAGCCGGACCTGCACATCCGCGGCCTCGTAGATGGCTGGCATGTGGGCGACAAAAATGACGTTGTGAAACCCGCCGACGTCGATCGCGCGACGGAGCATCGAAATGAACTGCGAACCGCGCGCGGCCGAGATCGGGCCCGACGTTTCATCGAACCAGAGTGTGCGCCAGCGGACGCCGGAGCGTTCCGCATTGAGGATGGACAGCGCGAGCCGCATCGCGACATCGACGATCGCCTTCTCGCCACCGGAGAGATCGTCGACCAGGCGGACCTCGTCTTCATCGTAGACGCGGATCGAAAAGTCCTCCGACATTTCACCCTTGCCGCCCTTCTTCTCCTTGAGCGTTTGAATCTCGATCGAGAACCGACCATGCGACCACGCCGCCAGCAGATCGTTCGTCTTGGCGGAGACCTCCGGACCGGCCGCGTCGATCAGTAGCGCCTGGGCCCCGTTGGGACCGAGCCCCTTAGCGACGCGGGACCAGTCGAGCACCCGAAGGTTTGCGGCATCGAGTATCGACGTCGCCTCCTTGAGCTCGGCATCGCAGCGTTCGAACGACACGAGCCGCTCCTCCTGCTTGGCGAGATCCCCGAGCGCGCTGTCGAGCGCTTCACGCGCCTCGCGTTCGTTTGCCATAGCTACCTCGCCCTCGCGCTCGAGCGCGACAGGATCGGCACCAGCGGCCGCCTCAAGCGCCGCGCCGAGAGCATCCTGCGCCTCCTTGAGCTTCTCGGTGGCGGACGCCAGGACCCTACGCTTCTCGCCAGCGAGATCCTCGGCAGCGTCGATCGAGCGACGGGCAGCAGCAGCTTCATCCGACCGAGCGCGATCGCGATCCTCTACGGCCTTCGCGATTTGCTCGAGCTCCTCGGCCAGCTCCCGCTTGAGGCGCGCCTCGGCTTCGGCTTTGCGAGCGTCCTCGGCACGGGCCACCTTGAGCATCGGAGCCCGACCGGCGAGCTCGCGAGCATCAGCCAGCTCAACCTCGGCCGCCGCCCGATCCTCCGGCGAGTAGTTGGGGAGGATCTCCGCATCCTTGCGGGCGTTCAATTCAGCGATCCGGGCCTGGTCCTCGTTGATCGATAGCGCCGCCTTGCGAGCATCGGCCAGCAGGGGGCATGTGCCCGCGAGATCGATCGAAGCATCGGCGCCATCGACCCACGAAGCGGAGGCGGAGCAGGGCACCTCGCCGACGAGCGCGGCGCGCTTCTCGGCCGACGCCACGGCCGCCTCGAGGTTCCCGATTTCGTTCTCGACCTTCGCGAGATCCTCGGCGTGGCCCCGGAGGATCTGCAACCGCTCATCGATCGAATCGAGCTCGGAGACCGCATTCTCAATCCGATCGGCATCGAGCAGCGCGTCCTCGATTTCGGGAGAGGTCTTCAGCGCGCGCTCGACGGCCCCTGCGTTGCGATCGCGAGCAGACGACTCAAGGGCCGCCCGGTCCATCGCGGGGGCCATAGCGAGGCGCCTGGCGGCCTCATCCTGGGCGTTCTTCGCCGCATCGTCCGCGCGCTTCGAGTCGGCAGCCGCGGCATCGAACGCCGAGCTGGCCGATCCGTGGGCTTCCCGAACGGAATCGAGCCGGCCCCGAGCGTCGGCCGTATCCGCGACCTTCTTCTCCCATTCGACACGAGCGGCCGTAGATCTCTCCAGGGAGGACGTTGCGCGATCGCGCCCCCCCTTGGCGGCCGCGTGTGCAGCTGGCGCATCTTCGAGCTCGGCCGCGCGATCTCTAATTGCGGAAAGCTTACCGCTGGCCGCCTCCGCCGCCTTGTCCCCCATCCGGACGCGCTCGAGCGCCACCGTGGCCAGCGCATCGAGATGGGCGAGCCCGAGCAGCTCGATGAACAGCGCCTTACGTTGGCGCCGCGGGACCGACAGCAGCGACCCGCTGCCAGACTGAGCGGCGAACGGGCCCGCCAGCATTAGATCCTTCGAGCCGAACAGCCGGTCAACTTCGGCATAGAACGGCGCCGACTTGCCGCTAACAACCGGCTCGCCGTCCTTCGTAAGATGCCATTCGGACGCCCGCGACTTGGCGTCGATGAGGCGGCGAGCCACATAGCGATGGTCGCCGGCGATCAGCTCGGCCTCGATCGCGGCATCCCGAGAGCCGCGCGCGAAATCGTAGAGCGTAGAGCCAGCAGACCGCGACGGCATGACGTTGTGTAGGCACGCCAGAGTCGATTCCAGCATGGCCGTCTTGCCGCCGCCGTTATCCGCGACGATCGCGACCAGGCCCTCACCAAGCGCCTCGTAGTCGATCTCGGCATCCGAGAAATCAAACAGGTTCTTTACCCGCGTCCGACAGAGCCGGATGTCGCCGTCGCCCTTCGCCGCGACCGTATCGGCCGCCTGGTCGATCTCGGCGACCAGCGCCTCGAGGCGAGCGAGCTCGGCCGGATCCATCGCATCCGGATCCGCCTCGACCGAGCGCAGCCAGACCAAGAGCTGGTCCCACGTTGACGACGCCTTGGAGATCTCGCCCGAGCGGACTCGCTGCGTTCGAACCGTAACCGGATCGAGCTTGACCTCCTCGGCGCCGGAGTTGAGCAGCAGCGCGGCGATCGCACCTTTGCTGACCAGCCCCGCATGCTCCTCGGCGATCGTATAGCGGACGCGGACGCGCGCCAGATCGTGGGCATCGATGCCGCGGACCAGCTCGGCCATATCGCCAGCCGTAAGCAGCGCGATCGCTTCCGGCGTTGTCCAATCGAGCTCGGCGAGCACGAGCCGACGCGCCGGCAGCGTAACGAACTCCGGCGGCAGCAGGTCCCCACCCGCGAACGCCTCCGCGTTTGGACGGACGGTGAGCAGGCGCCAGCCCTTCTCCTCCGGTTCGCCGTAGTTGTGTCGATCGGGCGAGCCGGAGTAGCCCTGGGCCCCATCGTTCCACTCCTGATGTTTATGAATATGCCCGAGCGACCAGAACACGCAGCGCATGCGATCGAGATCCGCCGGCGACAGCTCGACAGATTGACCGAGCAGCGTCTGCCCGGTTGAGACCTGCGACCCGCCGATCAGGGGATGCCCGACGCCGACGCGGACAGCACCGGGAACCGACTCGTGGGCATCCAGAACCGAGAGCATCTGGCGAGCCGCCGCGATCGTTGCCTCGTTCGAGAATTCGATCGACGCATCCTGTAGCCCCGCGACGATTCCGGCCTTGTCGAACCACGGAAGGCAGCAGACATCGACCAGGCGCCGCGCGCCGGCAACTTCGAGATCCAGCTCGACCCAGCGAGCGCGATCGACGACGTGGAGAGGGTGAACCGTCTGCAGCTTGCGATAGATATCGAGATCGCCGAGAGGATCGTGGTTGCCGCGAACCAGTACGACTGGGAAGTGCGACGTTGCGCGTTGCAGGAAATCGGCCACGGCGTTACGGACCGCCGGGCTTGAGAGCTTGTGGTGGATATCGCCGGCATGGAGCAGGACGTTCACGCCGCGCTCCGCCATCGCATCCAGCATCGAATGGTGCACGCGGACGTTTGAATCGAGATCCCCGTGCTCGTCGAAATGAGAGTCGCCAGTGCAGCCGAACAGGAGGTCGCCGTTAGCCATTGCTCGCCTCCCGATCGCGGTTCCACTTCGCGACTTGAGCAGGCGTTGCGTTGGGATAGCCGGCGATTTGAAGCGACGCAGATTTGTCAGGATGCAGATCCTGGTCGAACGCCGGGCCCGGATAACAGCCCTCGCAGCGGACCACTTTGATGCGATCCTGCGAGCGCTTCTTCTGCGCCGAGCTCACCTCGTTTGAGCAGGCGTGCAGCGGGCAGGAGCAATCGCCAGACGCCGGCGCTGGCGGCGCTGCAGGCGCGTCCTCGAGCGGCGGTGGCGGTTCGGGGCCCAACGGGCCTTGATCGTCCGCAGGCGCAGCAGCGTCGACGGGGATGGCCTCCTGGACGACCGCGGCCGGAGCTTCGATGACGGGATCATCGCGATCGGGATCCAGCACCTTCGGAGGCTCGATGCCGAGCGGCTGCGCCACGGGCTCGACGATCGCGCGCGGGTTCGAGTCCTCGGACACCGAGGCGGAGCCGAGCTGCGGCATCGGCGCCTGGTTGCCGTACAGAGCCGTGTCGCCCCAGACTTGCTTCTTGATCACCTCGCGTTTGACATCCGGGTCGTTCATATCGAGCGCCGGCACCAGCGAGGGAACAATGATCCCCTTCTCGAGATCGGTGACCTTCATGACATGCGGCAGACCGAACCACTCGCGGATCGCGCGCTCGTAGGATTTGGTCTCGGCGAGCGACTCGATGTGGATCCGCTTCTCCGAGAGCGCACCCGCGGCCATCGGGATCGAGCGGCCGGTCTTCTCGAAGTTGTTCTTCGCGCAGCGGCACGGATCCGTGCCGTGGGTCTTGCAGGCCCACTCAGCCTGCATCGCTTCCGGTTCGCCATCGCGTAGATCCACGCGCTTGTGCGCGGTTAGCTGGCGCCATTGCCCATCGTAACGCTTGCCGACGATCGTTGTCGCCCAGCGCACGAAGTACGGGCTCTTGGGATCGTCCGGCTCCTTCGCCGGCCGCGAGGATAGCTTCTGGATGCCGGCCGCCGCAGCGATTCGCATCAGCGCACCCTTGGCGAGCGCGACCGTTGCGCGACGGGGATCGGTCCCGCTTGGCGACCAGCCGTCGTCGCAGAACCGGCGATCGAAATAGACATCACCGTTGCCGCCGCGCTTCTTGTCGTAGACCGTATCGATCACGACAAGCGACTTCGACACCTGCGACATCGGCGGAAGCTGGTCGACTTGAACGACCGGCGAGAGCACGATGAAATGCTTTGAGAGCTCCTCGAATTGATCCCGAAGCTGGGCCACCTCGGTCACCGGCCGACGCACGAGCTCGTCATGCTGCCGGCGCTTTGCGATCGCGGTCGACACCGCCGATCCTTGGGCTTGCGCTTCGGGACTAACCCCGCCACGCCTGCCTTGATTCCTACCGTTCGCCATATCGAAACACCTCCTGCGGCCGCGGCCGCTAGTTGATCAGAGATTGAAGGACCGCCCACCACCGCTCCACGAAGAGAGGATGGGGCTCAGCTTCGCCGTTCTCCCAGCGGGAGAAGGACGCAGCGGTGAAACCACGGGCAGGATTTGGATTCTTCGACGCCGCCTCGAGCTCGCGGAGCGATATACCGCTCTTCTCGCGTAGGGCTTTGAGGCGCCTCGGCGTTGGATGCTTAGACAAGATGGCTCCTTCCCGGTCGGGGGAGCCAGACGTTACAGCCTGTAACAGATGGATTGCAAGTCAAAAAAAGAGGCCCCCCGGATCATTGGAGAAATCCGGAGGGCCACAGCGAACAACCTACAAGCAACCTGGCGACGGTAGCCAAGATCAGACTACACCACCGCCGGCGGAAAGATCAAACACTAACAGCTTCGGCCGTATCATCGGCGCCGAGATCGGACTCATCATCCGGACCCTTGACCGCCTCAACCGCGTACTCGACGAGCAGCATGAACGTCCGGTTAGGGAGATCCAGCCCGAGCCCCTGCGCTTCCGCCTTGACCGAGCTGAACACCGCGCGCCGCTTCGTATCGTTCGTCCAGAACGACGGATCGGCGGTCGACGCCTTCTGCACGATCCCGACCATGTTGACCGCGTGCTTCACGAGCACCGGCTTAAGACCCTGCGCGACGCGCTTGAGGATTTGTGTGGTTTTCTTCTTGCAGCCCATCTTGGAACCTCCGTTTTGGCCGCCAGGTCGACGGCTTTTTATTTGCTGGGAAAAACGGCCTTTCCGGCCTTGTGCGCCATGATCGTCTCCGCCGCGGTTAGCAGGCTGACGATCGCGAGCACAAAGAACTTAGGCCAGATGGCCTCGGTAAATTCAGGCGCGACGATATCGGGGATCCTGACCGCGCCGACCAGGTAGGCGGTGAACGACAGGATGGCCGAGTAAACGACAGCCATCGCATTTTTCTGGCCCGGGCTCTTGGCGCCGAGCGGAGCGAATTGTGTGAGAAGCCAGACGAAGCCAGCCACCACCGTGCCCTGCTTGATCAGCTCACCCCAGATCGCGTTCTCCATTTCCATAGCAGCCTCCTCCAAGGGGGGGGCGAGGTTCAATCCCCGCCGCACCATGAACGTTTTGTTCCGCCATCGTACAGCACCGCCAGACCGGCATCGATGAGCGCCTGTCCGTAGTCGGTACCGTCCGCGAGGATAACCCGAGCCAGCGCGCGCTTTGCGTACTTGCCCTCCTCGACCGAGCAGAGCAGGACGCGATCGCCCGGTTTTATGCGAGCCTTCGCGAACTTCGATGCCTTCGCCCCCAGCCGGCGCTCGGCGTCGCATTTCGCCCGCCAGCCCTTCTCGGGAGTATCGACACCATCGACCCGGACGGCGACCTCGACGATCATCCGAGGCCACGGACGCGCCTCGGCTTTGAACGTATCGCCATCGGTAACAGAGACCACGTCTGCAGGGACGCAGATCGCAGCGAGCGTTAGCAGCAGCGCCTTCATGAGACACCTTCGGACTTCGCAGCGGCGCACGCCTTGTGCTCTTCGGCCTGCAGCGCGACACCATGCACAACTTGCATGACCTCCTGCGCGAGAGCTTCGCGACCCTCCTGGCTGCCCCGTAGCTCGCCGATTTCTTTAGCTTGCGCGACTTGCTCGGTGTTCTGCTTCATCACCATTCGAAACAGCACGCCGACCGCACCGGCCAGCCCGCCGCCAGCGGCTAAAATGAGAGTGAGCGTTATCCCTTCATCCACGGCCGTCTCCCCCTACCGCAAAGATGCCCATGCGATCATGATCAGGATCGAGTAAGCCACGCCGGCCACGCTCGAGATGACTAGCAGCCGATTCAGCCAGCGGCCATGTACCTCGTCCGCGAGCTCGGCGGCGCGCAGATGGCACCACGCCGCCGCGATCCCGGCGCCCTGGCGAAAAAAAATGTTAAAGAACACGCCGGCGTTGATTAGGTCCTCGGTTATCGACAGCCCAAGAAACGATGCCGACCACGGGACGAACCAGTAAGCGTTGTCAAGGAAAGAGCCCAAGAAACCCAGCACGACGCCAAGGATGAAATAGTCCCGAGAGGCGCTCGGCTTCTTGCCCTTCAACCAGAGCGTCCGCCCCCAGACCCAGATCACGGCGCCGGCAAGGAATGCGGTCGGAAAGGTAAGACCCAGGCTGATCAACTCGGCCATTCTTTGAGGCGTGCCCACTAGACAATCCCCGCAGCGCCGCGTAGCCCGGCGAGCGTCTCACCTTCGGGCATCTGGAAATGAACATATTCGCGGAAGCGCGTCCAGCGGCCAGCCCACTCGAGGCCGGCCTTCTCAAACGACTCGACCATCACCGCCCAGCGTTCGTCGAGCGTATCGAGCTCGCCGGTTCGGCGGAACTCAGCTGCAGCCGCGCGCGACGAGAACGGCGACCAGTCGAGCTTTGAGCGCACCGAACGATCGGCCGCGTACAACTCCCACGGGACCGCGTCGATCGCGCGATCGAAGTTGTGCCAGGAGTAGCCCGGCCGCGCGTTCGTTACCTTCGGCCCCGGAGCGGAGCGGCCGCGTTCGTAGAGCTCCGCCTGGCGCTTGAGCGTTCGCCGGGTCTCGTAGACCAGGACCGGGACGCCCTTCGCGTTGCAGAGCCGGAGACCTTCGCCGACCGCGATCGCGACGGTTGGCTTTAACAGTTTGAGAGATCGCATCGCCGCCCCCCTACGCCATCGGCGTTAACTTGGTGAACGTTCCCGCCCCAGCCTGAGCCGTAGCAGCGTTATGAATGATGTTGCTGTACTCGATCTCGCCGTTCGCTTCGGCATCGAAGCAGACCGTAGTTCCGCCACCCGCGTCGTTCTGTAAAAAGAACTCAGCATCGACGAAGCGGAGCTTCGAGAGCGCCGATGCGTTCATAACTCTGGCGCCGTAGACGGTCGCCGGAGCGGACCCGCCGGTTCCGCGCTGATGCAGCCGCGCCTTCAGATTCTTAAACTCCATCGTTTGAGAGTTGGCATCGTCTAGCTGCACGCAGGAGAGGGAATTCGACGGCGAGTGGTCCTGACCGTAGTCGATACGAATTCGCATATTCGTGAAGTGCAGTTGATTCTGTGCCGTCGTCAGCGGGTTATATGCAAGTACTCCGGTGCAGCGGTCCTGGTCGTTGCTCCCGCCCACATCGCCATCAATATCCATCCAGATCTGGTCGCCGACGCTATCGAAAAATCCGAAGGGGGAAACTTGAGAGACCAGATCACTGCGAAAGTGCATCCCGGTTGTTTTCCAGCCGTTCGCAGAAGGCAGGAGATCCAAGTCACCCGAAGCCACGCAATGAATCTGGTTAGCGTTCGACACCCCCCGGATGCTGCCTTTTACAGTGAAGGCATCGTGGCACGATGCGATGTAGTTCCCGCGAATGAATAGCCGGCCAGGCTCCGTTGCGAGATCATGCCCGAACACCTGCAGCCCATCGTGGCTGCCTTCGATGCGGTTCGAAATCAGATGGATGCAATCCCAGTTGGCGTCCGTGTCGTAGTTCGCCTCGTCGCCGACGTAGAGCGCTCCCTCCGGGGGGCTTCCAGCCGCGCCGAAACCACCAGTTAGCTGGTTGTTGATTGTCATGCCGATAACCCAGACGTTCGAAACGACGCGCGCAAAGTCCGTCCCGATGCGGTAGGCACCACCACCGCCATCGCCCGTCTTCTGCAGTACGGCGGCGTAAGGAACCTCGGAAGAAAGGATGGTGTGCGACACATTGTGGTCGATCGCGGTCTCGTAGACGCCAGGCGCGACGGTTATGCAATACATGTTATCGGCCGCCGAATCGCCGAGCGCGTCGATGGCATCGAGCGCAGCCTGGATCGTCGTGTAATCGTAATGCTTGCCCGGACCCACCGTCTTGTTTTTAATTTCCTTGCCCTGCCAGATTCGAGTCGACATCTAGACCCCCACCGCGATCGAGACCCAGGAGTATCCCTCGCTCGCGTTTTTCATACAGAAAAAGATTTCGTCTTGCTGCCCCGTGGCGGCTTCGACGTAGGCCATCGTTCGACGGTAGGCGGCCGACGCGGTCGGAAGGTCCGCCTCCTCGGCGACCACGAGCTGCTGCGCTGCAGGCACCGCCGGCTCGACATATAGCGGGAGGTCCCCGATCGCGTAGCCGGCGATCGACGCCGGCTGGTAGTCGGTAATCCACGAGCGGCCCGATGGCGATACGAACTTGAACCGATAAAAACTGCCGCCAGGAGTAATGGCATCGTTCGGAATCAGATCGAAATTCACGGTGCCATCCAGCGCGATCGGTACGGTCAGACTTCGCAGCACCACCTGCTCCGAACCGCCATCGTCGGTGGTCCCGTGTGCAGATAGCGAGATCTCAATCTTCCCGCCGGAGATCCCGACGCCGGACGGTGTGACGATCGCGCCTGTAATCGTTGTCGTTGTTGCGGCCATATCTTCTCCTAGAGGGCGACCTGCGGGATCGATCCGATATCCACAGGGTCGGGAGCACTTGCGAGATTCCAGCCGAGCACGCGAGCCACGCCGGTCGGACCCGCGATCGTTGCGACGTAGAACGTCCCGCTCGGCGAAATTATATCGTTCGGGATCAGTTCGAAATCGACGGAGCCATCTGCGGCGATCGGGAACCTCGACTCGCCAACGACCACCCGCTCATCGCCACCATCGTCGACGCTTCCCACTTCGGAGATGCGGACGCGGATCTCGCCGCCAGCTGCGGAGCCAGAAGGCAGCAGCACATCACCGATGACATTAACGGTTGCGATCGCCATATCAGACCCCCAGATCGGATGCGTAAAACCACGGCCGGTTAAGGCCCGCTTGGAACGGGTCGCTCTCTATGGTAACTGAAGTTGTCCCGACGCCAGCGCGACGAACCTCCCATTGGAAGTCGATCGTCTTCCCGCGTAGCGACGCCGGCAGCTCGAGGATCGCTTCTTTTTCGAAAGGGCCTAGATCTGAGATCAACCCATCCCAGCCGGTAGGGGGCACGCCGCTGCAGACGGGCCCGACTTCCGGGTCGTCGATTTCCAGCTTGCAGCCGCGACGGATCAAGACCTCTTCCGAGTAGTAGGTCGTTACGCCATCCGAGAGCCGAGCGCGGACGCCAGCCCACCAGAACTCGGTCGTCGGATCCGAACCGCTGCCGTCGACATCCCCGACGAAGCGAGCGTGGACGATATCGGCATGGTGCGGAATGTAGGTCTTGGAGCCGCCCCAGCTGGCATCCTCCCAAGCGGTAGCGGCCACAAAGGTGTGCACGCCGCCGAGCGCGACGCTGGGGATCTGGCGCGCGGCCAGGTAGGCATCCCGGTTCTTCCACTTGCCCATGAAGATGACATCGATCGGCTGCCCAGCCAGGCGCTCGCCCGAGGCCCAATCGATCCACGATGAAGCCGGAGCCGACATCAGGCAGCGCGCTCGAGGCGGCTCGCGTTGTCGAGGCAGCGCACCATGACGTTCCCGGCGCCGGCGCTCACGCGGGCTTCGATTTCGAGATCGACCTCGAGCCCCGCGTTTGCGTCCACATCGGCGGCCGGGATCGTTAGCGTAATAAACGTGCCGTAAGACGTAGCGGTCACATCGCCCGACTCCTGCCAGGTACCCGAGCCGCCCAGCCGAGCTTGCACCCGGCCGGTTGCGGTGCCATCGACGATCGCCTCGAGGACCACGACCAGCGTCACATCGCCGCCGCCGGTTCCGACCGACTCGGGAAGCCAGCCCTTCACCGTAGCGATCGCGGCGAAGGAACCAGATGCTGTGGATCCTTCGGCGAATCGGGTATCCCAGTTGTTCGAGATTAGCGACTCGTCTCGATCGTAGAAGCTACCCACCAGCGCCTCGGTAAGGGGGCTCTCCGCGTCTATATCCGCGGCCGCAATATCAGGGAAGGTCTTGCTCAAAATGCCACCGTATACGCCTCGTCGCCGTTCGAGAACTGGCCCGAGTCCGGCGAGATGTAGGTCGACTGCCGATCGGTCGACGTTGCTAGAGTATAGGTCGATGCCGCGCTATTCGGAGCCACAACCCCGGGCCTGGTCAACGGACGGCGAGCTCGAAGCGACAGCTCGACGAACGCGCGCTCGCGCTCAGGATCGAGCCGGACGCGGCGACGATCGATGAGAAATGACGTTTCTTCGCCGATGCCCCGGAAGCCGGTCAACAGGTTCGGGATCGAATCGGAGATCTCGATCGAGACCACCTGAGCGAGCGCTAGATCCTTGTGCGAATAGAACGCTTCGACCTTGAGCGGCGTTCCCGGATTCGCCGCCTCGAGTAGCAGCCGGCCGCCGGCGCTGTTGAGATCGTCCGCCGAGCCGTAATCGGGGAACCCCAGCCGGCCGGTTCGGCCACCGCGAGAGGCGACCGGCTCCGCCTTCGCTTTGCCAAAGCGCTCGATCGACGCATCCGACACCTTCGGCGTGGAGAGCGCATGCTTCGACTCGGCCGGATTCCAATCGGAGAGCAGCGACAGGTTGTTGATTCGATCGGCGAAGTTCCGGCGGAAGCCGCTCGCGGAGAAGTTGTCGACGCGCCACTCCTTCCCGATCGCCACCGGGACCGGGAGGAGGCGGAAATAGGTCTCGACCGCGAGCCGCTCATCCGCTCCGGTTATCGGGTAGAGCCCGAACGCCCGGCAGATGTGGTCCTCGAACCAGGACTTGAAATCATCGATCGGCGACGTTTCCACGAACAGCACCGCAGAGCCCGACGTAAGCGCATCGGATCCATCGAACACCGGCTCGGGCCAGAACTCCTGACGGATCCGCTCGAAGGTATCGATGTCGATGAAATCGGAATCGAGCCCGATGCCATCGCCATCGCCCTGGTCGAAGGGCCCGCTCGGTTCGGAATCGAACGGCGCGCAGGCGAGCGGTGTGCAAATCGTATCCAGATCCACTTCCACGTTGTTGTTCTGATCGCCATGCGCGAAGAACAGCCGGAGCGTATCGCTGGCGGAGTGCGAGCCGTCGAATTGAAAGACCACCGTGCAGCGGCGCCACTCGGTTGTTAGATCGAACATATGGAGATAGGTCCCAGCCGCCCAGGTTCCATCGGCCTGGAGATCTTCGCTGGCGGTCGAGTTGCGGATCGTAATGCTCAACAGCCCGGACCCGGCCTCGCTTGCGCGAGCCATCACCGACACGAAGCCCCACTGGCCTGGGAAGATCCCGCTGGTCTTCGCTTGCGATACGTTCAGCGCTCCGAGCGTTGTCCGCGTTAGCTTTACGCCCGAGCCCTTCAGCGCACCGGACACGAGCTCGTCGGCGGAGCCGCCGGTCTCCACCTCGGTCCAATCGTCGATGACCGACGCGGTCCAATCATCGAAATCCGGATTAAGCATCAGCTCCGCCGGCGTTGCGGTACCTGCGGCGCCGGTAGTTGTAGCGAGCTGCAGCGCAAGCGTTAACGGATTGCCGCGACGCGCCCAGCATTCAAAAATCTCGGTCTCGTCGACCGTGAAGGTGTGCGCCGCATCGCCGACAGCGAACTTGCGCCGCGTTACCGTCTCCAAGTCCTTGTCGCCGGTACCGCCGATCGATACATATTCGATCAGCTCGCAGAGCTTGCTCTCGGCCGAGTAGATTAGCGCCGCGCCGGGCTCCCGCCATTCACCCTTCGGCGACTCCTCGAGCGTAATGGTTGTGGTTCCGGGAGCGAGATCCCCGCCACCCGTCGCAAGCCGGAAGGATTCGCCTTCAACATCTTCGAACAGCGACGACTGCAGCGAGCGGAGAGCGTTGACGAGCTCGAACCGGTACGCGCCGCCGGCCTTGCCTTGGACGGCCCAATCGTCGAGCTGCCAGCGAGTAATGTTCCACTCCGCCTCTGGGGCCCCATCGAACCCATCGCGACGGATAACGGCCGCGTAGCGCAGCGTTGCATCGTTCGCAGCCAGCCACATGGTCACGGCTTCGGCGAGATCCGGCATCACGAACTCAGAGCCGCCAGCGGTAATCGAGCCCCGCCGAATATCGATGCGGCTGCCATCGTCCCCACGGTTGACGGCGCCGGCGAACACGGTCCATCCCGCAGGCGTATCGAGATCATCCGTGACCCGCGACACGAACCGCGTCGACAGCGACGGGAAATCCCAAACGACGTTCGTCGCCTTCCCGGTAGCGACCAGCTGCTCGGAGTAGCTCAAGAGACACCCTGCCCGATCGCTTCAATTCGCCAGCGGTAGTTGCGACGCAGCGCGCCGATTGGATAGTCAAGCCGGAAGCGCGGATCCACAACGGCCAGATCGTAATGGCGGCCGGCGTTCGTGAGCTCGTCGCGATCGCCCCAGATAGCGATCGTGCCCGCTTCGGATTCCGACCAGCGATTAAAGCGACGGAGCGCCAACTCGTCCGGCTGGCCTTCAAACATATTGCGCCACTCGATATCGATCCGAGTGTTCGGCTTCCTGGTTCGCACCACCTCGACCACCGCATCGCCACGGTTGATCGCATCGCCGCGCTGCAGCTCCGGGCGCCAGCGGCGAGGATTGCGCGTGAGATCGCAGAGCCCGCCGCACAGCACCCGATCCCAGTAAGCATGCGACGAGACCCCATAGCCGGCCGTAGCGATGTCATACACGAGCGACAGCTCTATCCATTCGGTATCGGCGTGGATCTCGACCGCGGCGACTTGCAGGAACCAGTCCGGGCCAGCGGTGCGCCAGGCGCGCGACGCCGGCGCCGCCTCGAGCGAACCGGATCCGATCGTTGACGAGCCGCCCGAGTACTGCTCGATCAGGATCGATGCGTTCGAGAGCCCCACCCCATCGGCAGCGTTCAGCGAAGCGGCCGCGGCGAGCTCGCCACCGTCCGCCTTCAGGATCTCGAGCACGGCCGGAAGTTGAAACCGCTGTGTTAGCAGCGCCTTGTTGCCCGCGGTGCCCGAGGTGACGTTCTGGCGGTAGCCCCGGACGGACGGGATGCCATGCCCCGGCGATTGCGCCATCGACGCCACGACGTTCTGATCCGGATTCACGCCGCCGGCGGTCCAGCCGGTAGCGGCCACGAGATCCGCGTCGGATTCGAAGCTCGGATTCGAGAGAGGCGCGAGGCCCCACAGGATCATCGGCTTGCCCATTTACGATCGCCCCCCTTCCGGCAGCGGCAGCAGGCGCCCCGCTTCGATGAGCTCGGAGAACCGATCCCAGAGCAGCTGAACAAGTTGATCCGGGATCGAATCGGTTAGCACGGGACCGGTCGACACCGAGAGCGAGAGGTTCGGGGCCGCGTCCCCAGAGGCCGCAGGTTGCGCTGTACGGGCCGCTTCCACGATCGCGGCCGCCAGGGCCCCTCCAGAGTCGAACGCCCCTCCTGGGCCCCCTGGGCGGCCCAGGTTCCCGCCATTCAGGCCCAGCGCGTCCAGCTTTCCGGAGATCTCGGGGTACCCGAGAGCCCTGGACGCCCGAGAGGCCGCCGCACCAGCCAGCGGGACGATCACCTCATCATCGCCGAATTCACCGACCTCGATCAGCCGCCGGCCGGTAATCACGCCGCCTTGGCGAGCGCCGCCGGCGATCGTAGCCAGGCCCCCACCGAGAGCCGCGCCGGCCGCGCCGGCCGCGGTAGACCCAGCGGTGGCCGCAGCCAGGGCAGCCGAAGCCGCACCAGGCGCGAGCGCCGGACCGATGATCGGGATGGCCGCGATCGATGAGAACGTATTAGCGAACACCGACGCCAGCGACACCGACATCTGCGCGGCGCCCTCGCTCGCCGTTGCAGTCCCGGAAATCTTCGAGGTAATGAGCCGCTGGATTGCCCATTGCGCCAGCGTAGAGATCGCCTGCTGGGCCAGCGTCTTAAGCAGCTGAGAAAGACCCTTCGACAGCGAGGTCGCCCCGACAGCCATCGATCCGACCAGGTTAGAGAAGCCGGCCATCGCCTGCCCCGTAAACGACGCCCAACGTTCGCCGATCGTATCGACGAAGTCCTCCGACGCTTCCCGGACGCCGCCCCAGAAGTCCTGCCATTGGGTTAGCTCCGGCGGCTCGATCGCTTCGAATAGCGACGCGCTGAGAAGATCGAAGTCCTCATCGAACACCGAGCTCAGATCCGGACCGCCAGCCGACTCCGGCGCATCCGGCTCTCCTGCGGCCGGCGACGCGAGCTGGTCACGGATGCCCGCGATGCGGAGCGCTTCGGTTCCGATCTCGTACAGCCGAGTCGGAACATCCTGAGCGGTAGCCAGGAGCGACACGATCGTCTCGTTGACGCGATCGCCAAAGGTCTCATAGACGATGCCGGTCTGGATCCCTTGCCGCTGCGCCGAAGCGAGGGCCGCGTCGAACTCGCCCGCCAGGATCTCCGCCACCCGCGTGGTTGCGATACCAGCATCGTCGAAGGCTTCGGCGAGAATCTTGTCCTGCTTTTTGAATTCCTGCGCGACCGCCTTCGACTCTTCGCGCGCCGACTCGCTAAAGACCGTCATGGCCGAGAGCGCCTGAGCTACGGAAGCGGAGAAGTCCGACCCGGCGAGCGTCGACTTCTTGAATTCGTCTGCGAACTTCGCGATCCCGGCAGCATCGGCGCGCTCGAGCTGCTGGATCGCGTTGCGCGCGGTAGCCGTAAGGACGTCGGCGGTTTGAACCGTATCGGACAGCCCATCGTTCGCAGCCGCGATCGCCTTCTTCAGCTCGCCCGCGATCGTCGTTTGCGCGAAGGCGCCATATTTGCGGTTGAGGTCCTCGAGGATCCCCTCCTGCGAACCGAGCACATCGTTAACCCGGCGGACCTCCTCGATCTGGCCATCCGCCTGCACATCGATCCCGAACTCGGAGAGGCGACGCAGCTGCGCTTCAAGCAGACCCACGGTCCCTTCGAGGCCGGCGGACTGTGCTTCTAGCTGCTCCTGCCCGAACAGCAGCGACTCGAAGAAATCCTGCACCTTGACATCGAGCCCGGTTACCTCGAGCACCGCGCGCGTTAGCTGGTAGCTGAACGCCCCGACAGCGGCGGCGAGAGCGAGAAATCCAGCCTTGCCGCCAGCCGTAAGATCGCCGAACGACGACAGCCGAGAGATCCCCACGAGCATCGATGCGTTGCTCGCATCTACACCGATCGCAAAGCGGACCAGAGCGTCCGCGCCGGTAAGCGCTCGCGTTGCCAGGTTGGCGCCGATCGCCAGGCCGTAGCCGACCGCGAGAACTTGCCCGATGGTAAATAGCCGGTTGAGCCCCATCACCACGTCCGACTGCTTCACCAGATCGCCCCAAGCGCGGAACGTATCCCGAGCCGCCTCGGCCGCATCCGCCAGCCCCGGGCCAACTTGATCGAAGAACGTAAGGGCCAGCTCCTGCATCGCCGAGAGCAGCTCGAGCCCGCGGCCGCGGAGGTTGTCCATCCGCTCCTCGGCCACGCGGCCGGCGGTACCTTCGAACTCCTCCATCTTCTGCGACAGCCCGTCGACCTCCAGGCCCAGAGCCGAGATGATCTGCAGCGCGGCCGGACCGCCGCGAAGGCCGAACGCCTCCATGACTTCATTAGCATCGAGGCCCGCATCGACCAGGTCCTCGAACGTACCGATGAGATCCGTTGTGCCGTCTGCGTTTTTCTGAACGGCGACGTTGTAGTTTGAGAGACCGCCCTCGCCATCTTCGAGATCCCCGAGGAACACCGCGAAGATTCGACGAAGGGCAGTGCCCGCTCGAGTAGCCGTGAAGCCACGGTTCGCGAGCGTGCCCAGCAGGACGTTGAGATCGGCGAAACCGACGCCGAGCGATCGCGCAACCGGCGCCGCGTCCTGGTAGGCGAAGCCCAGCTCCTGGATCGTAGTTTTTGCGTTGATCGCCGTCTGCGCCATGATGTCCGTCGACGCGGTGAAGTCGGCGAGCTCGATTCCCATCGAACGCATCACATCCGACGTTATCGAAGCGGCCGAAGCCATGTCGAGTGTGCCGGCGGCCGCCAGGTTCAGAACATCCGGCATCACGCCGAGG